TTTCATTCACCACCGCACGAGTCGTCGCTTCCGCTAGTTTGGCTTCAAGTTCCTGTGCAACCTCTGCGCGTTCTTGTTCGATCTGCTTTTTAATCGCGTCGGGATTCTTAGCAAGCTCTTTGTAGTCAATCGGCTTCTTAGTCAGATTGTCAATCGAAGCCTTAAGCTCCTTAATCTGGTTCTGAAGTTCAGCATTTTGCTGAGCAACCTTCGTATTCCATTTACGCAATTCTGCCGGATCATTCGGAATCTTCGGAACTTCCGTTTTATTCTCTGTAACAACTGGTTTCACTTCAGCGACCGGAGGTTTTTCTATGGTCGTAACTGGTTTAACCTCAACAACAGGTTTCTCAACCGGCGTCACTGTTGCGTCCGCCGCCGATTTTTCCACCGGAGGAACTTCCGTTGCTGGTTTTTCGACATCAACAATCTTCGCTAACTCTTCTGCTCTGGCCGCTATTGAAGCGGGTGATAATGTGATTTGCATTCTATTTCCCTTCCTTGCTTGTAGCCCTATGGCTGGCGTTGGAAATCCTCCAACTGGTTAATGGCCTTTCGCCACAAATTCTTGAACCTTTTGATTAATCTTCTCCAGATCTTCTTCGTAAACTTTTATTGCCTGATTCGCTATTCGTCCTGCAAGAACTTTCTTGTTAATCCAATTCTTAAGCTCAACAATCTTTTCTATTCCGGCTTTATAAGCCTTGATATCAGCAATCGTAGCATCCGGTTTATCGACCAAACCCATCATTCCATTCTTAGAATCAGAAATCATCGCGTTCATCTGGTCTTCAAAAGACTGAAAAAAAGGATGCCTCACAAAACTTTCAGCACTTGCGCCAATTGCTACTTCGCTCTGAAGAACCGACAGCTTTTCAAGCTCGGCTTTCTCTTCATCGGACAAATCAGGATTCTTTTTTAAAATCTTTTCGTAATTCTTCACGCTAAACCTCCAAAAGTTTCTGAAGCATCTCTTGAACTTTCAGAAGCCGTTTACTCTCTTTAAAATTTGTCACAGGAAGATTATCAAGTCCGTCGATTACTCTTTTTACCAGCATGGCTGTAATATCGCAGCCAGATTCAAGTTCATCCAACAGCACTTCCAATTCAACTGCATCCGCCCTAGCCTTTTTCACTCTAGCCTCCATAGCTTTTCGTGGTTTTCTAATTTTTTCAGGTATCAATAATGGTGCTTCAACTATACTCGTTTCTTTCAATTCATCGGCGGTTAAAACAATTCCGTTTGCGTTTGTAACTCGTCCTGGTGCTACTTGTCCGACTTTTGCAACCGGATCACATTGAGGACAAAGCATTCTGTTTTCAGAAATACAAAATGTCACCGGCCTGTTACAGTAGGCTTTTACGTTATGACATCCCTTGGATGGATCACCTGGGACATTCTCCATAGCCGTAGTAATAATCTTTCTGCACCGGCCAACACCTTGCGGATCTACAAGAACATTCGGATTTACTTGGTTCATATGGCCCTCCAAGGCTTGTTTACTTTGATCCTGCCATCATTGGTGTTGGCGTTACTCCCGGCAATGTAGGTGCCATTTGACCATTCATTGCTTGCTTCAATATCGTCTGCCCAGCACCCGCAGTAGGTGGCGTCTGCATAGGATGAGGCACCATTGGTCCCAAAGGCGATGCGGGAGGCGCATTCATCGGATTCATTGGCCCAGGAGGTCCAGCAGGAGGATTTGCATTCGGCGTAGCTCCGCTCACTAGACTTCCCATAGGAATCTGACCACCAGGGCTGGAGGTCGCAGCACCTTGCACATTAATTTCGTCCTCGTCATTACCCATGAGTCCCCAAATCTTCTTGAGTATGGTTTGATTCGTATCCGGCGTCATGGACATATTCGCCAGCGTATAAAACGCTTGCGCTTGTGCGACTTTCATATCCGTATTGACCATTTCTGAAAGAACAGTCATTCGGAACGAAACATTGGCCCTAATCATCTCAGGAGTAACTATCGTTGGATCTGTAAAGAGCTTTCCATAAAACGCTCGTATGATCTCGTCCGAATTGAGATACTGGAGATCCAAATCGTAAAACATCTTTACAACCAGCTTCACTCCTTGATCTTCTATTGCCTTTGCAGCCGTTGCAAACTTCTCCAACGCTTGAGAAATGTTCGCCCTTACAGCACCCACTCCAATTGAGCCTGTTCCTTTCATGTCGTCTATTGACCCTGTAAGGGACTGTGGAACAGTGGCCGCAAATATATCGCTAAGAATCTGCTGTGCGTCCTGAAACGAACTAGCGGTAACATCAGCAATATCCAAGGGAGCAATATCGCCCATATCGTCAACAAGGATCACACCGTTAGGTGAAGCAACGAGTTTTGTCGGATCAACATCAGCCGTGGATTTCACTTTCCACATGCGATTGAGAATGAGGGTGATATTGTCGAGTCTTTGTCGTCTTACTGTGTTTAATTGGTTAATAAGCGACATGACTGGCTCAATCAGACCAATGCCGTACCATTCACCCATCACCTTGCAGAAATTAACCTTTATGAGAGGGCGTCTTTGATGATAAAAAGGGTTTGCAACCGCACGAACCACCACTTGCCGATTGGCGATAATGATATGACACTCTTCGTCTATGCCATCCCCGTCGAGATCATATTTCATCCACCATTCAAGCAATTCAATATCCGTTGGTGAATGAGTAGCTGTTTCCCCGCGAGATACTTTTCTAAACTGTCGTGATTCTTGAAATTTTTGGCTAGTGCCGGTTAAAAGAGCCTGAGCTTTATTCCCAAAATAAGGCTGTGGCGAGTCACAAAGCCTTTCAAACTCTTTTCGATCCATAAAACGGCGAATACAAATGCCGGGATATTGTTCGTCAACTTTCGCATGATCCTGTTGTGGAAAAACATCAAGAATGTCCAGCCACGTTAAATTGGGCCGACGTTCTACGATTTTGTAAGATTTTTGGTCAACATATTTGACCGTTGTGTGGTTTACACCAAAATTGTCAACAGTGGTTTCCGTCTTCGGGACTCTTTCCCAAACCCAATCCCACCGTACCTTGTAATCAACATAAAAGTAAGAAGTGCCATAAAGCAAAAGCTGCTTAACAAAACTTTCATATGTGTCACTAAAATTATTTTTCTCCAATTGATCGGAGATTAGACGCTTAATGTTATCCGCGATTTCTTGATCTTTTATATCGTCTGGAACAACATCAAAGATTGAATCGTTATCCGAAAGGAATGAAATCAGTTTTGGTGTAGCAATTTCTATAAGTTGAAATGCCACCGGAATAAAAATTTTGCTTCTTGTAGGCGTCGATGTAGTGCGATTCCCGCACACATAAAGATTATAAAGGTTCCACCAAAGCATTTCATAAAGCTTTCTCCATGCTTCACGTTTGACAATTTCGGCTGAAAGCATAGCGACTATATTAGCCTGAACACCTTGTTTATAGGCACCAATGGCATCGTCGTCTTGAATCTCCCCGTTCTCAATCTCAGGAACGGAAATACAAATCGGACCTTCGCTTATTTGATCCAGGTCATTCTTTCCAGCTTGATCCTCCAAGTCTTGTAAAGGGTCTTGCGTCAAATCTGTTTGAGCCACTTATATTTCCTTTTTAATCAAAAGCTTCTTTTTCAAGAAGTTGACTGGTACAATCTTTGTATTCAAAGCTGTTTGTCTCGACCTTTTTAAATATGCGCCTGGTTCGTGGATTGAGTTCAAGAGGATCTGCGGGAGGAGGTTTAAAGGTTCCGTCTATCTCAGGCTCTCGTATCGTTTTCTTTTCGTTGACGATAGTGAGAATATAAGCCAATGCCATGATTCCATCGCAATGACTTCCTTCCTTGCGATCTAAATCTGTTCTGCTTTTATTCCAACTACCAAATTTAAGCTCGTGAATCAGCACTCGACATCGAGGACTAACCCTGATCTTGTCGTTCTCAATCCAAATGTTTAGAATCTCTAATTGAGCTTCTAAACTACCCGGACCTTTCTGAACCGGATTGAATTTGATTCTATGCTTCTGCTCCAACTCTTTGAGCAAAATAAAGTTGTTTGTGTCCGCTACTCTGAGAATCTTTCTACTGAGTTCCCTTTCTTTTTGTTTAACGACTTGACCAATACGATCCACACGACTTTCTTGAGCAGCCCATACCGCTTCATCAGAAATAACAAGCTTCTTTATAATCGGATCATAATAGGTGAAAAGAACATGCGATTGATCTAACGCACCACCAATATCCATCCCAACATAAGAGACAAGATAAGGAAAATAATCTTTCCGAGGAAGCAGTTCAACATACTTTGAAGACCAATTTGGGGTGACATTAAATCGCTTATCCGAATTTCGCTTGCAAAGAAACTCTCTTTCCCAGGCTTCTTTTGAAACTTCTCTGCGAAAAGAATCCACCACTTCTTGCGGATATTCCGCCGAATAGATATCAAATTCCGCATAAGACTTTGTAAGTTCGGCATCCCGAACATACCGTCGCATAAACGGATGATTCGGCTGACGAGGAACAGTCCCAAAGATCAAAAGAAATCCGTCGGAATCCAACATCGAAGGAACCACCACTTCATCAACGATGATTTCCAAATCCTCCATTCGTTGAGCTTCATCAATGACGGCAAGATTTACACGAGTGCCACGGAGATTTTCGTATGATTGGTTTGAAGAACCTACACAAAAAATCTTTGAGCCGTTAGGAAAGACGTAGATATATTTCTGAGGAAGAAAGTCAGGACGAAGAGAGTTCGGACAATCTAGCAAAACATTCGTAGCTATTTCCTGAACATATCGGTCAACATTTTTGCTGACCGGCGTAATGAAGAGAATATTTGAACCGGGCTTGCGAATGGCTTCTTCAACACAAACTGTAAAACCAAAAGTAGATTTCCCTAAACGTCTGGACGCAATAACAACAAATTTCTTAGTCCGAGTCTTCGCCTCGATCCATGCGGAGTAAATCTTCTTCTGCGCCACCCGAAACTTGAACGCGAGTATCCCCCGCTTCCATAACATCAGAAGTGCCTGGTCCTTCGATAGCTTTTGGCGTTTCTTCTGGAGGTTTAGCTGCGGGTTGAGTTGGTTGTTGTTTTCCAAGTATTGCATTTAATAAATCGGCATCTGATACACCATCATCACTATCTGGCGCAGGAGGAGTATCGTCTTTCTCTTTGTCCTTGATCTTCGGAGCTACGAAAGGAAGCAAACTTCGGAGTTCGTCATATTTCTTGCCAGGAGGGAGATCCTTGAGACTCTTCGCCAGTTCTTTTACAAAATCGAATCCATGCTCATAGAGTTGTTCAAGCAAAGAACCAGTTGCTCTCTGCTTCTTTTTCTTAATCTTTTCCAGTCGTTGCGCGACAAGCACTTCTTTGGTGAGTCCTTTAGGACGACCAGGGGAGGCCGGTCTGCCGTTCTTATCGAGCTTTTTAGGTTTATTTTCGGATGTAGTTAAGGACGAGGCCATAGTTGTATTAAACCGCAAGTGGAGCAACAGAAGAGAGGACCGAGATGATCTGGAACAAGAACATAATGCCGGTTCATTTTACAGACAAAACACCAGAACTTTAGGATCAAAGGGGACAATAATAAGCCTCAATCATCGTCCATCGATAAAAGTTTTTAAGCCTCCAAACAATTATTTCCAAAACCGTCATAGAAACATCACCTTCCAAAGCAAACAAATTATGGCTATCCACCAAAAACAAATCGCTGCGTTCATGGTTTAGCCACTACCCAAATAAGGGCAATAAACAAGTACCACGCCACATACAATATACCGGGAAGCATCACACATTAATCGTCGTGACTGTGGCCGGATTCAACCTATGCCCTGCCGGTTGAAGCACATCAAATATGGCAGATCGGATCAAAGCCCGCTTTTCTGCCGGTGATAGAAAGCTCAGTGGCCGAAAAAACTGCCAAAGGAATTCTGTATCTAAATTTTCTGTTAAAAAGTGCATCTTCATCCTGTCAAACGGAGTACGATTCGTATCAAACGTCTTTTTAAAATATTGAATCAACTGCGGATATGAATCATTGACATTCTTGATCTGATCTCCACCTAAAACTGATCCCGCCATTACACCACCTCCATTGTATTTTTCTTACCGTCGTCCATAACTTTACCCGGAATCGTAAACGGCAATTCTGGCCGTCCTGCATCCCTGAGAATCTTGGCCTCTGTCAAAGCCTCCACAGCACCCCGAAGGATATTTTCCTGAATCATCATTGCTTTCATTTGTGTCATCGATTGGTCAATAGTCTTTTGCAACAATTCCAACTGACTTTTTATTGCATGATGCGCTTGCTGCTTTGACGCCAAGAGACTGTCTTGCGCTGTGTTACCGTCCATTAACATAAACGCCTTATTTACCGTTCGTTAATTATTTCTGCGGATTGGTCGTATTAGGGCCAGTATTGCCAGCCGATTGATCGTTCTTATAGGTTTCATAAGTATTGGCGTGGACAGCCCAACCTTTAGGATTCCTTTCAGATCCGCCTTGCTGATCTCTTTCTTTCGGACCCTTATCCTGATTTCTCATGCTGGGGGTCTTGCTATAGCTGTCTGTATCTTTCACTTTCAAACTCCTTTGAAACAATTTAAAGTAGGCCGGTATGTAGGATTCAAGACCTACCCTTCTAAGGGGATTTCGAGTCCAGCTTAGGAGTACATCTGCCATGGACAGGATACCGGCGGATCACAAGACGCATACGCATCTTGCTTAGCATGCAGGTTTAAGCTGTCATGCAATTATATGTGGCATTTTAAGCCACGAAGACACTCCTGGTTTCAACCGGCTAGTGTCATAGGGGTGACGCAGGGACTTGAACCCTATAAAGCGATTCACAGTCGCTCGTCTTGACCAATTAGACTAACGTCACAAATGGTTCGGGTGACTGGAATTGGACCAGTTCTGTACGGTCCCAGGCCGTATGTACTGCCGTAACACTTCACCCAATTTCTAAAACTCCTCAGAGTGGATTCGGACCACTGACCTTGCCCTTAACAGGGGCTTGCTCTACCGACTGAGCTACCGAGGAATTTTCTCCAAATAAAATCTCTGCGCGTTTACGCGCCTTTTCTTCAAATGCTCTCTTGCGCCCCTTACCCGTTTCTGAAAGAGCTATTGCGATGATCTGAGCCCTACTTCTGGCCTTTTTACGCTTCTCGTTTTCTTTGGTTAAAATCCGTATATCTTTGCCGGTGTCTTTTTTGTCGAGTGGCATACTGTCTAAAATCCTTGAAAAACAACATTTTTGGGGTTTTCGGCTTCTGCGGAAAATCTCGAAACCTTCCTAGACCGGGGCTACCCCTCTAAATGTAAAGTTAAAGTGAACTTCTTACTATACGATTATATCTAAACTATGAAGCATAAGTAAGCTTTAGATTCTATGGTTTCTACCTTAACAAGGTAGTAAATCTCATAGGAGATCCCCCATTCATTGTCACGGAAACGTCAACCGATCACCGTTTAGGCGCAATGCGGGGCAAACCTTGTCCGACAAATTCACCAATTAAAATCTAAAGACAACAGCTTAATTTAGTTATTGAATTATTCTGCGAAACTTTGTAACGGTTACCGGAATTTTTGAAACCTATTATGTTAGTAACAGGGTTATCTATAATCAGATTCATTCTATAACTATTTATTGCTTGATACTATTATTGGGATTAACAGGTTTCATTCAATCATTGCTATATTTCTTTCATTGCATTAATCGAACTAATTCTATAATCAGCTAACTCTATTATTCGTTTGTCCAATCAGCCTAACCCGTTTGGACACAGCGAGGGCTTTAACCCCTGATTAAAATCAGCGTAGATTTGTTATTGAGTAAGATTGATGTGGAATCTGCCTAAAACAGCGTGAAAGTGCCTTTATCGCATTAGATCATACTTCCGGGCAGTAAAGACTTCCACAAGCCTATCACATTCCTATGTGACGGTTGGGTTAAGAGACTAAAAGAGCAAGTTTGATATCAAGAGCCTCTATCTATATAGTCGACTTTATTCATTTTGATAACCATTTAGAGCAAACTATTTTCGATAAATTTATAAACGATGCGATAAATCAATACAAAGAATTTTTACATTTTTGTAAAATAATTGTTGCAAACGATGCAATACTATGTATACTAAAAGTATGAGGAACGATGATACACACAAAAGAGAGGTAGCTTTCAATGAATAACATAAAGGAATCATTCTTTTACAAGTACATTGACAGAAACCAATTCATCGGGGATCTATGGTTACGATTGGTTATATATAACTCTGGAATGGAAGAATCATATGCTAACTAATTATTGGTTCATTGCGATAATGGTATCTTTCATCGTTAGCTTTGTCGGTTGTTTCTTTTTTAATAAATAATTGTTGCAAACGATGATAATTTTTGTAAACTGATAGTGTAGCAACGATGCAACAAACTAAAAACGGGAGAATAAAAAAATGAAAACTAAACTCCAGCAATTCGAGCGGGCATATCTTGACTTTGAAAAACTCAATATTGGCGGGTTTGATGCGTTCCAACACACCAGTGTTAAGGATTTGTGGTGGTTAGTTCGGCATGAATTGGATTTATATGAAGAAGGAGAAGAAAATGATTTTACGTCAAAGGATTTTTTAGAGCAGCTGGACAAAACGAAAGCTGCGCGAAAATACTTGTTGAAATGGGGGACAGCGAAATTTCGTCGAATTTTTAAAAATGAATTTGGGGGAAAATAACATGCAAACAATCCAAAAATCAGACTCCACTTTTCGAGATTCAATGCAAGCCTTTAACGATGCTATCAAAACTGGTAGGCTCTCCGATGATTCTACCAGCGATAGATACGCTGGACGTTATATGTACATGGGGACGGTAAACGGTAAAGACTTGTTTAAAGATATCGACGATAGAAAATATATTGACTAAAGGGAGAATAAAAAAATGAAAACTCAAACCGCAACGCATACGCCGACACCTTGGATTCAAAAAGGCCGACAGGTACAGGCCGGAGAATATCTGGCCGACACTATTAATCCGTTCAATGGCCGGGAATCAAAAACGAAAATGCACCGACTCAATATCCGTTGTTTGCATGAAGAAGACGCCGACTTAATCATTCGCGCCGTCAATTCGCACGAACAGTTGATAATGGTTGTTAAAAATCTCATCGAACATCCCGGCGATACCTTAGCAGTTATCCAAGCAAAAGCGGTCATCGCCCAAGCGGAAGGGAAATAAATCATGTCCATTCTACACTTCATATTCTTATTGTGGTGCGCCGGTCTAGTTTTAGGTACGTTGCTACTCTCAATAATCTATTAAAAGGAAAACTAAAATATGAAAACTTATACCGTCGAAGAATTAAAAGAAATTGTACGGTTACACGGTGAATGGTTAAAGGATCATTCAAAAGGGAAAAAGGCTGATTTGTCCTATAGCAATTTGTCCTATAGCAATTTGTCCTATAGCAATTTGTCCTATAGCAATTTGTCCTATAGCAATTTGTCCGGTAGCAATTTGTCCCGTAGCAATTTGTCCGGTAGCTATGTGTCCCGTAGCAATTTGTCCAATAGCACTTTGTCCTG